CCGTCTTCAAGAACGACGCCGACATCCGGTGGTGCCGTGAGAACGGCGTCGAGGCCCGTGCTCTCAACGAAGGCACGAACTCGGCCGGTGGCGCCCTCGTCCCCGAGGAGTTCGCCAACCGCGTGATCCGCCTCGTCGAAACCTACGGCACCTTCCCGCCCGCCGCGGAGAACGTGTCGATGAGCCGCGACACGATGGTGATCCCGAAGCGGACGGGCGGCACGACCGCCTACTTCGTCGGTGAAGGCTCGGCCATCACCGAGAGCGAGCCGACCTACGGTCAGGTGAGCCTCGTGGCGAAGAAGCTCGCCGTCGGCTGCCGGATGAGCACCGAAGTGGTCGAGGATTCGGCCGGGGTGATCAACCTCGCCGACGCCGTCGCCACGGAGTTCGCGACCTCACTCGCCTACAAGATCGACCTCTGCGGGTGGCTTGGTGACGGCACCAGCACCTACGGCGGCATCAACGGCGTCGTGTCGAAGATCAACGACGGCAACTACACGGCCTCGGTCGTGACGGCCGCCAGCGGCAACACCGCCTTCGAGACGCTCGACATCGAGGACTTCCTCGGTGTCATCGGCAAGCTGCCGATCTACGCCCGCCAGGGGGCCGCCTGGTACGTTTCGCCCGCCGGCTACGCGGCGAGCATCGCCCGCCTGAAGTACGCCGCCGGTGGCAACACCGTCGAGAACGTCGGTGCGGGTGCCGGTGAGTCCTTCCTCGGCTACCCCGTGCGGATGGTGCATGTGATGAACAGCACCCTCGGTGCGGACGCGAGCAAGGTGAAGGTGCTCTTCGGCAACCTGGGCCTGTCCAGCATCTACGCCCGTCGTCGCGACTTCGCGGTGCGTCTGTACGACCAAGTGTACGCCACCACGGATCAGCTCCTGCTCCAAGGCACCATGCGGTTCGATATCAACCATCACTCGCTGGGCTCGACGACGGAGGTCGGCCCGGTGGTCGCCCTCAAGTCGGCTGCCTCGTGATAAAGGAGAACTCCTGAAATGAAGCAGCACGAAAACGACAAGGTTGTGCTGGCGATGCCTGCGGGCGTCACCGGCTCGAGCGAGACGGCGACCCTGACGATCGACACCAAGGGGTACGATCACGCCAGCGTGACCGTCCTGCGGGCTGCGAATGCCAATACGGTGTTCGCCAGCATCCTCAAGGTTGAAGAGTCGGACGACAACTCGTCCTACACGAACGTCACGGCCCTTGTGGGCGGCGGCGTCGGCGGGTTTACGATCCCCGGCGCCACCGTCACCACGGTTGCCTCGGCGGTCAAGATGGACATCGACACGCGGTCGAAGAAGCGCTACCTCAAGGTGAGCTGCACTCCGACGACCGCCGTGAACGTCGCCATCGCGGCCCGGCTGAGTCGTGCCGAAGTGTCGCCGACCAGCGCCAGCGAGGCTGGTGTGGTTGGCTGGGTTACTGGTTGATCCCGAAACAAGCGGGACGGCCAGTGACGGCCGACGAAGGCGCAAGGATGCGCGCCCGCTCCTCACAGGAGCGAAGTCGTGCTAATTCGTGTCGGTAGTTGTGAGGCCGAGGTGCGGGTGTGTGCCGTAATGAGCACGCCCCGCCTCGGCTTCACGGATAATTTCTTCTGCGTCCACTCGGCCCTGACGCCCCACCAGATTCCCGTCATCAAGCACACGGGCGTCTTCTTCGGCCAGTGCCTCACGCGGTCAATCGAGAGCGTCATCGACAAATATGACGCCATTCTCGCGATTGATTACGATACCGTATTCTCCGGCAAGACCGTCGAAGCCCTCGTCGCCCTGCTCATGCACTCTGGCGTCGATGCCATCGCCCCGCTTCAGACGAAGCGAGAGAGCGCGTGCGTCATGTTCGCCCTGCCGGGCGTGAAGTCGGAAGACCAGACGACCGTCGAGGGCGACTGGTTCAAGAAGCCGGTGCAGCTCGTTGAGACGGCGCATTTCGGCTGCACGCTGATCCGCACTGAAGCGATCAAGAAGATGGAAAAGCCTTGGTTCGTCGCGAAGCCGAACGAGAACGGCGACTGGAATGGCTCGCACGTTGACGAGGACATCTCGTTCTGGAAGGGCTTCGCGAAGGCCGGCAACAAACTGGGCCTCGCGACCAACATCAGCGTCGGCCACGCCGAACTGATGATCACCTGGCCCAGCCGCACGGCAGAGGGAGGCAAGGTGCAGCAGCACACGACAGACTTTTGGAACGGCGGCCAGATGCCGCCAGAGTCAGCCTGGGGCATCATAAAATGAAGATTCGCGTGCTCAAGAGTTTCAACGGGTATCGGGTCGGGCAGGTGTTCGACTGGGGTGACGGGATGGCCCGCATCTTCATCGCCCGCGGGATGGTCGAGCCGGTCGGCGAGAAGCCCGCCGAGACGGCGATGCTCGAGGAGCGGACTGAAAAGGCCACCGTGCAGTCACAAGCAAGGAAGCGAGTGAAATGACAGTCACGATTCGATACGGCTCGCCGGAGCACCCGGATAGTTCGATCACGCCATACCGGAGCCTCGTCCGCTACACGGCCCCAGTCGTCGAGCCGGTGTCGCTCGCGGAGGCGAAGGCCCAATGCCGCGTGGACGGCACCGACGAGGACGCCTACATCACGAGCCTGATCACGGCGGCCCGCGAGTACGTCGAGAACGTGCTGGACTTGAGCCTCATCACCCAGGTCTGGGAGGCCCGCTATGACTGCTTCCCGCTCTGGGAGGTCATCCTGCCTCGCCCGCCCATGCAGGCCGCGACGGTGACGGTCATCTACCGCGACGAGGCCGGGGCGAACAACACGATCACCAGCGCGGCGAACGCCTTCCAGGTGGACGCCTACGCGACCCCCGGCCGCATCTACCCGCTCTACGAGGGCGTCTGGCCGGCGGTGCGAGGCGACGAGAACAGCGTCACTGTGCGGTGGACTGCGGGCTACGGCGCCAGCGGTGCGAGCGTGCCGGCGACCGTGAAGAGCCTGATCATGCTCCTCGTGGCCCACTGGTATGAGATGCGGCAGCCCGTCGTTGCCGGCTACAGCCAGGTGCTGCCGGTGCCGCAGACCTTCGAGACGCTGCTCGCGGCGAGCGGCTGGGGCGGATACCGATGAGCCTCACGGCGACGGTACACGCGAACGTGACGGCCCGCCTGCAAGCGCGGAGGGGGCTGACGACCGCGATCACCGACCAGCCGATTGAGTTCTCGTTCGACGTTGGCGACTGCGCGAAGGTCTGGAGCGACCGAAGGACAATTCTGTCCGGCGGCTTCGACGAGGTCGACTTTTCGACGATCGGCATTGCCGTCGTGAAGCTGCTCTGCATCAAGAACCTGTCGACGACCAATCAGATCGCCTTGTCGGCCGGCTGGACGGGCTCGCAGTTCAGTGTCTTCCGCCAAGACGTCACGAGCTGGAACTTCTCGCCGATGATCAACCTGGGCTCACTGACGCTTCGCGGGTATCCGATCCGCGAGGGCGGCGCGATGTTGCTCTCCTGCCCGAACTCATCCGGGTTCGCCACGACCTCCGGCGGCTCGATTCTTCGCATCGGCGGGACGAACGGGCAGGCTTACGAAATCTATGTGATGGGGAACTGAAATGCCGCTGAACGCACAAATCATGCTGTCGATCCTCGCTCATGAGACGAGCGCAGGCGACCTGTCGCGGACGCTGCGGGCGACGCCGGCCTCGTACGCGCTGTCTCTGACGGACGGCACGGGGGCGAACCAGGCTCAGATCGTATGGAGCGACTCTCGCATCGCGCCTGCGAACGACGAGGACGGCACTGGCTTGGCAAGTTTCACGGAAGACGGCATGAACTACTCGTTCACCTCCGTGAAGGTCATCTACATCAGAAATACAGGAACTGTTGAGCTTTTGTGGGCCGGAGGCGAATGGCCGACTGGGCCGAATCCAGTCGCGGGGGCTGCAATAAAGATAAGGCCAGGTGGCGTTGTGTTCATGGCGGCCCCCGACGCGACCGGCTGGGCGACGGCCAATTCAGCCCTTCGGATCGACAACCAGACGGCCACCAACGGCTCCTACGAAGTCGTCCTCATCGGCGAGGGCACCATAACGTGAACATCGGCATGATGCGTGAGCGCGTCGCCCTCCAGGCTCCGCAGGAACTGCGAAGCCCGACGGGCGAAGCCACGCTGTCATGGGCCACCGAAGCCACGGTCTGGGCGAGCGTCGACGGGCTGGCGAGTCGCGACGTGCTCCAGGCCCAGCAGGCCAACGTCATCGCGTCACACAAGGTCATCATGCGCTACCGCGCGACAGTGAATCCGCAGTACCGCCTGCTCTGGCGTGGCAAGACGCTCGAGATCGTGAGCGTCAGCCCCAGAGACAACCGCACCCGCCTGGAACTCCTCGTCAACGAGGTGCAGTAGCATGGCGATCAATCCAAGCAACCCGACACCTCGCGACGTCGGCTTTGGTACGGCGAAGAGCCAGACGAGCGGATTCATACGGATTCAGACATCTGGGTCGCGAGAACTGGCGAAGGAGCTTGTCAGGGTGGCAGGCGTCTTGGCGGCCCCTGGGCTGCTTCGTAAGTGCGTCAAGCAGGCGTCCGTGCCGATCAAGGAGACTTACAAAAACCTGGCCGAGAGGGCGTTTGAGCCGGGCAGCGCCGGCGGAACTGGGAACCTCGCAAAGTCCACGATCACGCAGGACAAGGAATACGAGGGCGGCCAAGTCGCCGTCGCGATCACCGGCCCGCGGCAGACCGGCCCAGTGGGCTCTGAGGAAGGCAAAGAGAGCGGAAACCACGCTTGGCTTGTGGAGTTTGGCAGCGGCCGGCGAAAGCCAGGAACGAACAACCGGCGCATCTACATCGATGTCCACCAGTCGATCAACGGCAAGATGAGACGAACGTCGGCCATGAACGACGAGGAGTTCGCCCGTCGCAGCCGCGGCTACTACTTCCTAATGGGCAGCCTCAACGAACCGACGCGGCAGTCGCGCCGCGGCAAGGGGTACTCGCACGACTTCGCCACCGGCCCCGATGGCGATACGCACCCGATCACCCTCGGCCCCGGCGAAACCATTGCTCCAATGCCCGCGTACCAC